ATACAACACATTCAATTATTCAACGGAAATATCCACAATTAATGGTATTAGAAATACTGATATTATCGATATTCGCCCAAAAACTTCATCTTACAGTGTTGCTGCAAATACAAGATCTCCATTAGAGTTTTATGGAAGAACTTTTAGTGCATTAGGAAACTCTGCTAAGAATATTTTAGCGTCAGATGAACGTATTCTAACATCTTTCTCATTTTACCTTGGAAGAATTGATAGAATTTATCTGACAAAGGATGGAAAACTTCAAGTAAAATACGGTGTCCCATCAGAAAAGCCAGAAAAACCCGTATCTGTTGATGATGCTCTAGAAATTGCAACAATAAATCTACCACCTTATTTGTATAGAACATCTAATTCAACTATTCAGTCATTAGAACACAAAAGATATAGAATGGTTGATATTAAACAACTTGAAAATAGAATTAGAAATCTTGAATATTATACTGCACTTTCTTTGCTAGAAACAAACACAGCGAATCTCTTTATTCCTGACGGGGACGGTTTGAATAGATTTAAATCTGGATTCTTTGTTGATAACTTCACATCACTCTTAGCGCAGGAAGATTCTATTCTCTATAAAAATAGCATAGATATAACAAATAAAGAATTAAGACCAAGGCACTACACCAATTCAGTTGATTTAATATTTGGTCCGGTGACTGGAGTAGATCCAACAGAAGATCTAGCATTTACTCCTATTGAAGGAATAAACGTTAGAAAATCAAAAGATGTTGTTACATTAGATTATGCTGAAGTTGAATGGTTAAAGCAATCATTCGCAACTAGAGCAGAAAGTGTTACTCCTTTCTTAATCAGTTTTTGGCAGGGATCATTAGAATTATCGCCAGCATCAGATACTTGGGTTGATACCGTAAGGTTGGAAGCAAAAATTATTCAAGCTGAAGGAAATTACGCAGAAACTCTAGCAAATGCAGTTAAAACCTTGAATGTTGATCCACAAACAGGATTTGCACCAATTGTTTGGAATGCTTGGGAGACTAATTGGACTGGAACAGACATTACAAACACTTCTAGAATTAGAACTGAAAGTTCTTCTAGAACTATTGATTTAACCAGTTGGAGCGGTGGTTGGACTGCCGGAAGAGTTGATGAAATTACTACCACAACAACAATTCGAGATAATTTAAGAGAAATTAGAGATACTGGTGTTCAAACGAGAACTGGCGTAAGAACCATAGTAACAGAACAATTTGATAACACCTCAGTGGGAGATCGTGTTGTAAACAGAAACTTAATTCCCTATATGAGATCTAGAAATATTCAATTTATTTCTAAAAAACTCAAACCACTAACTCAAATTTATGCTTTCTTTGATGGCGTTGATGTAACTCAATATTGTGTTCCCAAATTATTAGAAATTTCAATGATTTCCGGAACTTTTGAAGTTGGCGAAAAAATAATTGGAACAATTCAAAATACAGGTTTAAATCCAAGTTTAGGGCAAGATGTTGCTAAAATTTCATTTAGAGTTGCACAATCTAATCATAAAGAAGGTCCTTACAATGCAGCAACATCAACATATCCCAATAATCCTTATACAGGTCAAATTTTACAATCAACTTATTCATCAACATCAAACATTTTGAATGTTGATACTTTTTCGCTTTCAAATCAACCACAAGGAGAATATAGTGGGTGGGTCGAATCCGGCATGATTTTAGTTGGTCAAACAAGCGGGGCTCAAGCGACTCTTACTAATGTCAGATTAGTTTCCGATCTGTCTGCAACATTAATCGGCAGTTTCTTTGTACCAAATCCAAATGCAAATATTCATCCAAAATTTGAAACTGGAACCAAAACATTCACTTTATTAAACAATAACTTAAATGACCAAAACGCTGCTACTACAATTGCAGAAGAGGGTTTTATTTCCAGTGGAACTTTAGAAACTGTTCAAGAAAATATCATTTCTGTAAGAAATGCTAGAATTCAAAATAAGCAAGAGTTTGAAAATAGAGCTGTCTCTAGAACAACCGGAACACAAGTTATTTCAAGTCAAGTTATTTCTTCTTCAGAATCTCAAAGAACAATTGCAACATGGTATGATCCACTCGCGCAATCTTTCTTAGTTGAAGATGAGACTGGAGTATTCTTAACTAAGTGTGAGGTATTCTTTAGATCTAAAGATGATATGGATATTCCCGTAACGTTCCAATTAAGAACGATGCAGAACGGATTCCCAACTCAAAGAATCCTTCCATTTTCAGAAATTATTTTAGATCCAGGTGATGTACAGACTTCAGCAGATGGTTCTGTGGCAACTACATTTAATTTTGATGCTCCCGTTTATTTGGAGGGTGGAAAAGAATATTGCATATGTCTCGCATCAAACTCAACGAAATATAGTGTTTATGTTTCTAGAATTGGTGAAAATGATTTACTGACTCAAACATTTATTTCCAATCAACCATATCTAGGTTCACTCTTTAAGTCACAAAACGCATCAACTTGGGAAGCAAGTCAGTGGGAAGATCTTAAGTTTACTCTTTATAGAGCTGACTTTTTAACATCAGGTACAGTTGAGTTTTATAGTCCAGAATTAACAGAAGGCAACAAACAAATTTCAACGCTAATGCCTAATTCAATAAATCTTATTTCAAATAAGATTAGAGTTGGACTTGGATCCACTCTTCAAGATTCTGGATTAACTTTAGGAAATACAATCCTTCAACAAGGAACTAATGCTACGGCAAAATATGTTGGAGCAGCAGGAAGTTCAACTGGAACTCTCAATGTAATCAATGCTGGAATTGGATATACTCCAGCAAGTGGTGGATTAACAATTAACAACATAAACTTAGTAACTATCACCGGTAGTGGTAAAAATGCAACTGCAAATGTAACGGTTACTAATGGAGTGGCTGTTGCGGCAACTATCACAAGTGGTGGATATGGTTATCAAGTTGGTGATGTTGTAGGAATTAGTACTTTTGGATCAATTGCTGTAGGAAGAAACGCAAGATTCTCAATCGTTTCTATTGCCGGTACTAATCAATTTATTCTGGACAATGTTCAAGGTGATTTTGTTGTAGGATCTGCAAAAACAGTCCAATATATTAATAACTCTGGAGTTACTACAACATTAAATCAATCAACAGGAGGTAATGTTCTAATAAACTCTATAGAAACAATAAGTGATGGATTACATGTTAAAGTAAATCATCAAAATCATGGGATGTATTCCAATGAAAATTATGTAACACTATCAAATATACAATCAGATGTAAATCCAACTAAATTAAGCATCGAGTATGATACAAATTCATCTGGTTCAATCAGCGTAGAAAGTGCTTCTAACTTCTCAACATTTGAAAATGTTGGGGTGGGTACAACTAATCCTGGATATTTGTTAATTGGTGATGAAGTAATTGAATACACTTCAGTTTCTGGTAGTCTAATTGGTGGAAATATTGTTAGAGGCGCAAATTCTAAAAATTATCCTGTAGGAACTCCAGTTTATAAGTATGAATTGGGTGGCGTATCTCTAAAAAGAATTAATAAAACTCATTACTTAAAAGATGTAACAGTATCAAATGCAATTACATTTGATTCATATCATGTTAAATTAGATATGAGTTCTAATGGAGTTGATAGATCTGTTGGAACATCATATCCAAAACTATATTTAAATGAGACAAAATCTAGTGGCGGATACAATTCAAAAGCATCTCAAAATATGCCTTTTGAGATCATAACTCCAATAGTTCAAAATCTAACCGTCAGAGGAACCTCATTAAGTGCATCTTTGAGAACGGTTACTGGGACAAGTCTTAGTGGAAATGAAGTTTCTTTTGTTGATAATGGATTTGAAACAATTAGTGTTGATAGACCAAATTACTTAGAGACTCCAAGAATTATATGCTCAAAGGTTAATGAAGATGCAAAACTATTAAATTTACCTGGAAATAAATCCATGAATCTTAGATTGCAACTTGATACTGTAGATTCAAGACTAACTCCAGTGGTTGATACTCAAAGAGTAAGTGCTATTCTAACTTCTAATAGAATTAGTAATGTAATTTCAAATTATGCAACCGATTCTAGAGTTAACACAATTGATCAAGATCCAAGTGCTTTCCAATACATATCTAAAGAGATTAACCTAGAAAATGCGGCAAGTTCTATTAAAATTCTACTAAATGCTCACATAAATCAATACTGTGATATTAGAGCTTTATATGCTATTAGCGAGAAATCAAACTTTAATCCTGTCTTTACACCTTTCCCCGGATATTTAAATCTAGACAGCAGAAATCAAATTATTAATTTTGCAGATAGTGATGGTAGATCGGATATATTTGTGTCTCCAACGCAATCTTTGGGATTTGAATCTTCTGATGTTGAATTTAAGGAGTATAGTTTCACTATAGATCAATTACCATCCTTCAAATCATATAGAATTAAATTAATTTTGACTTCCACAAATCAGGCATACGTGCCTAGAGTTAAGGATTTAAGAGTTATTGCTTTAGCATGATATGGCGTATTTAAAAGTTGAAGGATATTCACATTTGAAAAGGGATCAAAGCACAAATTCCATTGTAAACACAAATATGTCTGAATATCAAGAGTATGTTTCAAGAAGAAATGCAAAGAATGAAGAGAATCAAAAAGTACAGAATATAGAGGAAGAACTTGCTAGTATGAAAGATGATATTAATGAAATTAAAAATTTACTTAGGAGTTTGGTAAATGGATCCTGATCAAATTAAATTAGATGACTTATCTAAAAGTTTTGAATATATGAAAGCGTGTATTGAAATTGATTCTGTTGAAGACATTGATCAAATTAGAATAGTTGCAAAGGCATATATGAAACTATATTTAAAACAGCAAGAAGTTCTCAAAGATCTAATTAAACCATAAATATTTAAAAAGTAGAAAATAATGGCGCAACCATCTACTAGACAAGAATTAATAGACTACTGCAAAAGAAAACTGGGGGCGCCAGTTTTAGAAATTAATGTTGCAGATGAGCAAATTGAAGATTTGGTTGATGATGCCATCCAATTTTTTCAAGAAAGACATTTTGATGGGGTATATCCAACTTTTTATAAGTACAGATTAACTCAAAATGATATTGATAGGGGAAGATCAAGAGGAAATGATGTTGCCGTAGGAATTGCGACTACCACTGCAACCACAACAATTGTTGGCGTATCTACAACTTTTACATATGAGGAAAATAGCAACTATCTACAAGTTCCTCCAAATGTAATTGGGGTAAACAAAATTTTTACCTTTGATAGCAGCAACACCATTACTCATAATATGTTTAGTGTTAAATATCAATTATTCTTAAATGATGTTTACTATTGGGGAGCAGTAGAACTACTTAGTTATGCAATGGTAAAAACATATCTTGAAGATCTTGATTTTCTCTTAAATACACAAAAACAAATAAGGTTTAATAAGAGGCAAGACAGACTTTATTTGGATATTGATTGGTCTTCAGTAGAGGCAGGGAAATATATTATAATTGATTGTTATTCAACTTTAGATCCTAATGACTATTCTAGAGTTTGGAATGATTCTTTTCTAAAACCATATTTAACCTCATTAATTAAACGTCAATGGGGTCAAAATATGATGAAATTTACTGGCGTCAAACTTCCCGGTGGAGTTGAATTGAACGGTAGACAAATGTACGATGATGCTCAAAGAGAAATTGATATCTTGATGGAAAAAATGTCCAATACATATGAACTTCCACCTCTTGATATGATAGGATGATCAAATGCTTAATCCATTTTTTCTACAGGGATCTAAAGGCGAACAAGGATTAATTCAAGATTTAATTAATGAACAACTCCGTATGTATGGAGTTGATGTACATTACCTTCCAAGAAAATATATAACAGAGAAAAAAGTTATAAAGGAAGTAATTGAATCTAAGTTTGATGATGCATATCCATTAGAAGCTTACATTGAAAATTATGAAGGGTATGGAGATAACACAACTATTCTTTCTAAATTTGGTATTCAGGCACTTAATGAACTTACAATAACTATCTCAAAAGAGAGATTTCAAGAATATATTGTTCCCCTTATAAAAGATAAGTCTAATATTAAACTTGGAACTAGACCTAGAGAAGGAGATCTGATTTATTTCCCTCTTGGAGATAGATTATTTGAGGTCAAGTTTGTAGAACACGAACAACCGTTTTATCAGTTACAAAAGACTTATGTCTATACATTAAAATGCGAACTATTCAGATATGAAGATGAGATCATTGATACAGGTGTTGATGAAATAGATGATGTTTTAGTAGGAGGTGGAACTACTGCTTCTGGCATTGGTGGAGGGGTTGCAGCGACTCAGATACTCACGATGGTAGGTGTTGGAACAACTGCTACTGCAACAACGACGCTAATAAATGGTGGTATTAGATTTATTACTGTTACAAATAGAGGTGGCGGATATTCAAGTATTCCTACGGTTGCAATATCATCTGCACCAGCGGGTGGTGTTACTGGTATTGCAACTGCTGTAATGATAGATGGTATTGTTGTTTGTAATGATAATGTTAATCCAAAAAATAAATCCGTTCAAAGTGTCTTACTAATTAACCCAGGATCTGGTTATACGGTATCTCCTGGAATAAGATTTATTGGTGGAGGGGGATCCGGAGCAGCCGCTACTGCAAGTATTGGTACTGGAATAATAGGTCCTATTACAGTTACTAATGCAGGATCTGGATATACAACGGCACCAACAATTACATTTACAGGAATTTCTTCTGTTTCCGCTGCTGCAACTGCAGTTGTAAGCACTGCTGGAACAATTACAGCAATTAGAATTACAAATGCTGGTCTTGGTTATACTCAAGCACCGACCATAACTATATCCGCACCTTCTTTTGTTGGTGTTGGAACATATCAATATAATGAAGTTATTACTGGAAATGTAAGTGGAGTTACTGCAAGGGTAAGATCTTGGAACGCAGTGACTAATAGATTAGAAATTTCAAATTCAAGCGGAACCTTTATAAAAGGAGAAAGTATTGTTGGATCTACCTCTTCTGCATCTTACGTTTTATCCCTAATAGGAGATAATTTTATTGAAGATGCATATGCGGATAATTTGGATATTGAAACCGAAGCAGATAATATTATTGATTTTACAGAAAGCAATCCTTTTGGAATGCCCTAAATACAATTTACTATTTGATTAAATAGTATCATACGGAACTACTAAAATGTTTGAATATTTTTATAACGAAATTCTAAGAAAAACTGTAATTGCTTTTGGTTCTCTGTTTAATAACATTAGCATTAAACACGTCAATAATTCCAATCAAGTTACTGATGTAATCAAAGTTCCTTTAGCTTATGGACCGACACAAAAATTCTTAGCTAGACTTGAGCAATCTCCAGATTTGAATAAGCCAGTTCAAATTACATTGCCAAGAATGTCATTTGAATTTACAGGTTTAACTTATGACTCTTCTAGAAAAGTAACAACTACTCAAACTTTTACAAGTAAATCCGCAACGGATGGAGCTGTAACTAAAAAAACTTACATGCCTGTTCCATACAACATGCAGTTTGAGTTATCCATCATGACTAAATTAAATGATGATGCTCTACAAATTGTGGAGCAAATTTTACCATATTTTCAACCATCGTATAATTTAACAGTAGAACTTGTTGATGAAATTAATGAAAAAAGAGATATTCCAATTGTTTTAGAAAATGTAACGTTCCAAGATGATTACGAAGGAAACTTTACAAGTAGAAGAGTTTTAATTTATACCTTAAGATTTACTGCAAAAACATATCTATTTGGTCCTACACAAACGGCAACAAAAGATATTATCAAAAAGACAACTATCAGTTACATTACAGGAGATAGTACAGCAACTCCAACACGAGAAGTTGTATATTCTGCTGAACCTAGAGCGATTAAAAACTATACGGGAACTGTTCTTACCAACTTAGCAGAAGATATTACAACTGAAGATATTCTTATTACAGTCAACAATGCATCTTCAATTTCAGTTAACACATATTTAGATCTTGAAGGTGAAGAAGTTTATGTGAGACTTAAAAATGGAAATGTACTTACTGTTGATCGTGGAAGAGATGGTACAACTATTACATCTCATTTAGCAGGAGCTCAAGTAAAATCAATTACAACAACAGATAATACTTTAATACAAGATGGCGATGATTTTGGTTTTGATGGATCGACATTATGAAAATGACTAAAAAATTCAACAAACTAAACGACACCTTTAATGTATCTGGAGAGATTGTTTCTGCAGAGGTAGAAACTTCAATTGAAAAAGTAGAAGCAATTTCATCCTCTGTAGAAGATATTAAAAAAGATTATGAATACACAAGAGGTAACTTATATTCTTTGATTGAAAAGGGGCAAGAAGCAATTAATGGAATTCTTGAACTTGCTCAAGAAAGTGAAATGCCTAGAGCATATGAAGTTGCTGGACAACTTATAAAAAACGTTGCCGATGCAACTGATAAGTTAATGGACCTACAAAAGAAACTTAGAGATGTAGAAGAAGAAAAAGTTTCTAAAGGACCAACCACAGTTAATAATGCTCTTTTTGTTGGTTCAACTGCAGAATTAGCAAAGCTACTCAAACAACAAACGGAAAATGAAAACATTTAAACAGTTTCAAGAAGAGTGGACTAATAAATATAAAAAGAGTATTGATTGCTCCAATCCAAAAGGATTTTCTCAACGCGCTCACTGTGCGGGAAGGAAAAAGAGAGCAAAAGGTGAGGAAACTAAATCAAATCCAGTAAAGTGATGCCCAAGTTAAAGACACACAAAACAGTTGAGCAGATTGCTAAGAAGCATCGTCTTGATGTGTCTTTTATTCAAAAACAATTGGATATGGGAGAACCAATTGAACATGAACATACTAAAGATCATGAACTCGCAATGGATATCGCACTTCAACATCTTGATGAAATTCCAGATTATTACACTCGTTTGAAGAAAATGGAAGCAGATGCTAAAAAGCATCATAAAAAATTCAAAGATGTTACTGAAGAAGGTCTTCGTGATTGGTTTGGTAAATCAAAATCAAAAGATGGAAAGTCTGGGTGGGTAAATGTTGTAACTGGAGGAACTTGTGCTAGTGATGAACCAGGAGAAGGTGTTCCTAAATGTGTTTCTTCCTCAAAAAGAGCATCGATGACTCCAGCAGAAAGACTTTCTGCGGCAAGAAGAAAAAAAGATGCAGATCCAGGGCAACAACAAAAAACTGGAGCAGCAAAACCAACATACGTTTCAACTGATAGTCCTAAAAAGAAAATGAAAAAAGAAGAAGTAGATCTCCAAGAAGTCAAAGACAAATCAGGTAAGGGTAGTGGTAAAAAAGATGCCTGCTATCACAAAGTAAAATCTCGTTATAGTGTTTGGCCAAGTGCATATGCATCTGGAGCACTTGTCAAATGTCGTAAAGTTGGTGCTGATAATTGGGGAACTAAGTCCGAGGCAGTAGAGGAACAAAGATATTGTCCTC